ACAGTTGGGTTAGCAACAGTTGTGTCAGTTGTGTAAGAAGTACCAGCACCGCCAGCAACCTTGAGAACCTGTGTGGTCTCAATGAATACTGTGTCGTACAAACGACCGATTTCACCAAGCATGAAGTTACCTGGAGCTGCGTACTTGGTTACTTCGATGAATTCTGGATTGTCACGTAGCTTACGTGACTGGTGTGGGTGAACGAAAGCAACATATGTCTCACCAAGGCGAGGGATGTTCTTTGTTGCTAGGGTCTCTACTGCGTCCTTGACTGTGTGTGGTGTCAAGTAGTAGGTACCTGTCATAGCTGCACGAGATGAAGCTGTTGTTCCATCTGCGTACCAGTTGTTTACAGCTGTGAGTGATGAGCGGTCTTCACCGTAGATTGTTGAAGTCGCTGCATATAGTGTGTCGCGTGATAGCTGGTCAAGATAGATAGCCATGTTACGACCAAGAAGACGTGAGGCTGAAGCCATTACGTCATCGAATGAAGCATTAAGCAATAGCTCTGATACAGCAAGAGCATAACCATGCTCTGTTACTGTGATTGAGAACTGCTGTGCTGTAAGTGCGTTTGTCTGCATACGAACACCTTCAACTAGGCTGTTTGCAAAGCCGAGGTTGTTGTAACGCATGAAGTTAATCTGTAGACCAGGTGCAACACCAAGTTCAGTCTTCTTGACTGCGAACTGCTCAAAGCGAAGGATAGGCATAGCCTGGAAAAGGATTTCCTTAGACCAGATTGTCTGAATCGCTTGAGTCAACTGTGTGTTTGTACCTGAGTACGCTGTTGGGGCTGCGGCTAGATTGCCAGTACCCGTAATACCAGATGCCATTTTAGTTGTTTACTCCTTGTTGGTTGGATTTGGGATTGTGGGATTTACCCGAACAAGCCGCGAGACTTACCTCGAGCTGTAGCGCCCAAGATTTTCTCTCTGTATTTTGCATAATCATTCATCGACATTGACTGAATATCTTCAGCCGTTAACGAGCGTTGGTCCATATTGGTGTCCATTTGTCCGAGCGGGGGCGTGGTTACCCTTGTCCCCGTCATTTCTTTCCGTGCATTCTGCATAGCAGACTGCGCCGATTCAAGAATCTTTGCGGAACGTTCCTTCAAGCCTGCAATACTTGCGTCAACTTCTTCAGGGGTATTGCCACTGATTAGGTCTAACAGTTCAGGAATAATAGCTTCACGTTCTGCGTCTACACGTTGTGAACGGTAGTTCTGTAGGTCAGCAAAAGACTTTTCGCGTTCCAGTAGAGCGAAGGCACGTTCACGTTCTTGACGCTCACGCTCCAACTGCTCCTGCCACTCTGTTTCCTTGGTCTTAAGCAAGGTACGAACATCCATGTCACTTTCAAGAGCTTCCTGCTCAGCCTTAGCTTTCGCTTCTGCATCTGCAGCACGTGCAGCAAGTTCTGCTTCACGCTCTTTCTTAATGCCATCTAGTTCTTCCTTCAGTTTATCAATCTGAGGGTAGAGTTTTTCTTTTTCTTGGCTACGTACACGAGCCAAGTCATCTTCCGTATAAAACTTGGAAGTTGCCTTAGTAGTAAGTGCGTCAGCGACAACTGCGTTGTCTGAAGACTCAGCTACAACTGGAACAACTCCTGCTTCGACCGCAAAGGCCTCCGCATTAACTTCTGCTGTATCCATAAAGATTCCTTTTTCTCCTAGAGGTCGTTTTCCGAATGCCATTACTGGCGTAACACATATGACCGAACGTTGTATATATTTTCTTGCTTAACACAAAAAATGTCAGCGTAAACGCTTATTTTTCGTATTCTTCTGGTACACGTCTCTGTGGGAGAACGGTGCCATAAGCTTCAGTTACCAACTTGTTACGTAGGTCTGCTTCGCCCATATTGGCGGCACCTAGCGCTTCATCCATTGTTGGTGGTAGTACTGCTGGGGCTCCAGGAGCACCAGCTGCACTAGGGGCGCCAGGAGCGCCTCCAGTTTCAGGGTTAGGCATAGTGCCTGTAAGTTCAGCAATTTCTTGCTCAATCTGAGTCTGTAGGAGCTTAAGGGCTCCATCAGCAACTGCATCGTCCATAAGTTCTTGACGGATTTCATTAAGCTTCTCTGTAGGGAACTCTTCACCAAGGGTACGAAGAGCACCTTCCTTAGACTCCAACCCTAGTGAAAGCATAGATTGAACTTCGTTAAGGGCAATCAACTTGTCTAGTGGAAGTGGCTGTGGGAAATGTACGTAAGTTAAATAGGTAAGTGGGTCATTAGGGTCTAGACGGTCGACCTGACCCTTCTTAAGCTTTGTATTAGTTGTTGGGTCCCAAATAAAGCTTTCTGGCTCCTTGACCGCAAGGCTGCGTAGGATAAGCTGATTAACAAGCTCTAGTCCACGTGCGTACTGAACAATCTTCTGGTGGTAGCGGTTCATCAAAGGCTGGAACTGGATAGATAGCGCTACGCCAGATGTATTAGAGATTGGCTGTGCTTGACCAAGGGCGGTCTCAGGAACACCAATCATTTCGTGCATAGACTTCTTAAGCATTGATAGGAAGTCCATAGCTCCCTTAAGTCCTTGTGCACCGCCTTCTAGGTTTTCTACCCTCGCGTCTTTCGGTAGACCGCCCCAGACTTTGTTAGCGCCCTTTTCCAATTGTGAAGCTTTGGCACCAATGATGACTGTGACGGGAGCAGCATGATAATTAACGATGTCAGCGATGTCAGTAGCAGTCTCGTTATAAGTACGGTTAATATTAATAATGTCATGACCGTCGCTAAGACCCCAAGGGCTACCACTAACGCGAACATTTGGAATATGAACAATGGGAATAGTACCAAGCGGGTTAGGGCGAGAATCAATAAGTTCATCGTTGATGTATTCCTCAATCACATCTTCTGTAAGAATTTCAGTGTAAGTAAATACCTGACGAGTACCTTCTAGTGATGTGCCCCAGAAACGATACTTTAACTTAAAGCGTATAAGGCGCTCGCGGTCATGTGGGTGAAACTCTGGAAAACAAAAAGCAGCATTAAGGGGAAGAATGCGAACACGTCCAGGGTGCGCCATACCTGATGGGTCAACCCATGCTTCTTCATAAGCTACCTTAATAAAGCAATCGCCAGAGACCGAACCTTGCTGGCCCATCTCCCATAAAATTGTTGCTTTGTTGTTATCTACTTCCCACACTCTTTCAAGTAGGTCAGGAACAATAGCTTCGGTCTCCTTTGGTGAGCGGAAGTTAACGCCCTTACCAAAAGTAAAGTTAATAATAAAATCTGTAAAAGCACGGTAGTAGTTAAGTACTAGCTGTGCATCACCCACCTGGCGACGATATGAGTAGTGGTGACCAAGGTACATAGCCCAGTTAAGGGAGTAGCGATTTAGACGAGGACCGTGAACTTCAAATTCTTCATCAGCCAATTCCACTAAACCTAGTGGAGAAATGGAGATAGTTAGGTCGCTAGACGCCGCCCTATAAGAGGGGGGAGAAAAATCAATACCGCTCAACTATTCCACCTTTTTCTTACATATAGACAAAGACTACCACAATTAAATAAGGTTAGCGAATACGCTCGCCGCGGATATTGGCCTTGCCAACTTTTTTAACAACCTTCTTTTTTTGCTGCTCTTCTTTTTTTTCTATCTCTTCGTGTGCGTAATCTCGAAAACGTGGGTCTACTTCTCTTTTAGAGTTGACGTATTGACCACCCATTTGATTGTATTTAGCATGAATCCAGTGACCACGGGCAGGTGAGTTTTTAGAGAACTTTGCTCCCGCTTGAGCGGTAATCATGTTCCAAAGTTTAGGATTTGCGGCTACGCGCTCTTCCGTCTTTTTTACTTCTTTACCTGAGATAAGTGCCATTGTTAATCCTTAGAAATGAGGAACCTACCCCCGCAGCTTTTCAAATATGCTGAACGGGGGTAGGAAACCTAATTAATCGTTTACTACTGCTGGGTTAGATGCTTTTTGGTTTGCACCGCTGCGAATTACGCGCTCAATGCGGTTATCTCCATGGTCAGCAAATCCGCCTGCTGAAAAATCAGTAAGGCTTGCTGGTGCTTCTACCCATGCTGCAGAACCAACGTGTGCGCGTTCACGCATTGTTTCTTCTGCTGTCTTTGTGTGAACAGGCTTGTTACGGTTTGGACGACCTGGTGCAGGTTCGTATCCATGCATTGCACCGTTAGTGAATTCGCTAGGAATGTCAGTATCAGTTGCAAGACCTTCTTCAAAACGTAGTGGGCCACGCTGGCCTGGTGTTGCAGGTGACATCTTACGGTCGTAAGT